CCTTGGCCGGCCAACACGAATTGCCAGCTATAATTGGGTAGTCGATCAACCCTTATTTGAAAAACTCGACCCTTGGTCATTGTTCTTAAATGACCCTCGTGTATCAGAGAAGATTGCGAACTATGAACTATATAGGAGCAAACTGCACATTAAAATTGTTATCTCTGGCACTGGCTTTCATTATGGCCGCTCAATTGTCTCATATAATCCATATTCAGGATTTGATACCCTTTCTACAGAGAGGAATTTTCTGAATTACGACATAATTGCAGCCTCTCAAAAGCCTCATTTCTTCTTAAATCCCACTAATAATACTGGTGGTCAACTTGATTTACCTTTCTTTTGGCATGAAAATTATTTGTCATTGAGCCGAGCGGATAGATCCCAATTAGGAGAAATTATTATTAAATCCTTTGGTAACTTGCAACATGCTAACCAAGGTAACGATCCCGTTGGCATTACCGTGTATGCTTGGGCTAGTGACGTCGAACTCACGATGCCCACATCATTGACAACTTTATCTGCATTGGATTATACTCCTCAGTCAGGTACTTTGAATTCCAATGATGAATATGGTAAAGGAATCGTTTCCGGTCCTGCTTCTGCAGTTGCCCAAGCAGCTGGGAAATTAACCAGCGTACCCTCTATAGCTCCTTATGCGAGAGCGACAGAGATGGTAGCAAAGGGTGTGGCTGGTATGGCTACACATTGGGGGTATTCGCGCCCTCCTATTGTTACCGACATTGTGCAACAAAAGCCTACTCCAACTGGGAATATGGCTAATACTGATGCGGCTGATGCTGTTATGAAGTTATCTTTAGATTCCAAGCAGGAATTAACTATCGATTCGCGCACAGTGGGGTTAGATGGAGAGGATCAAATGGATATTCAACGCTTTGTGCAAAGAGAATCCTACCTCACAAATTTCACTTTAGATTCAACTGAAGTCCCAGACACTATGTTATGGAATTGTCGTGTGACACCTAACTTATTCGCTGTCAATAATGGTGAAATCCATGCCACACCCATGGCTTATATGGGAGTACCTTTTGGAAAGTGGCAAGGTTCCATTAAATATCGATTTCAAATCGTTAAGTCCAATTTCCATAAAGGCAAAATCTTGTTACGATGGGATCCTCGCTCACATGGGAACACTATTCAATACAACTCGGTTTATAGCCGAGTAATTGACATAGCGGAATGTGATGATTTTGAAATTGTCGTCGGTTGGGGCCAAGCTGTTCCTTTTCTCAATATCGGTGATTTGTCTTACACTGAACATTTTACAGCAAGTGGTCGTTTATCCACTGATGACTTTGATTTGTTTAATGGAGTCCTTGAAGTTGCTGTGGTGAACAGTCTTGTATCACCCGGTGCTGATAGTCCTATTCAATTCAATGTATTTGTTTCTGCC